GGCCTATTCCTATTTGCAGCAGCATTGGAAGGCTACTTGGGTTGATATATACTTGGCGCATTAACAACATTGGGACGTTCATTGGAGCACCGATATGGAACTAACGCCAAGGCAAGAGAACTTTTGCCATTACTTTCTAGAGACTGGTAGCCAGTCTGAAGCCTATAGGATGGCCTACAACGTAGGACCTGACACTCTCGATAAAACAGTCCATGAGGCTGCGTCACGTCTTGCTAACGACAGCAAGGTTTCTGCAAGGATAGCTGAGTTAAGGGAAGGCTTAAGAGAGGAGGCCAGAATTACCCGTATGGACTTAATCAGGGAGCTTGAGCAGGCACGCCTGATTGCGGAGGAGCAGAATCAATCCACTGCTATGATCAATGCCACCATGGGTAAGAGTAAGATACTTGGTTTTGATAAGCAGACCATTGACCTAGAGTCAGGTGGTCAGCCAATGCCAACACTTATCGAGCGAGTAATCATTAGGCCGGGCGATGTCACAACAGACACAGACAGTACACAAGACTAAGATCCAGTTTAAGACAGCTGAGGTTTTCGAGCCGTTACTGCAGCCTGCACGATACAAAGGCTGTTGGGGTGGTCGTGGTAGCGGTAAGTCACACTTCTTTGTCGAGCTAATGATAGATGACCACATCCGCAATCCCGGCATGCGTTCTGTCTGTATCCGTGAGGTGCAGAAATCACTCAAGCAATCATCCAAGCGACTGATCGAGGATAAGCTGCAGGCATATGGTCTAGGTGAGGCGCAAGGCTTTAAGGTACTGCGCGAGCACATCGAGACACCTGGCGACGGCATTATCATCTTCATGGGTATGCAGGATCACACTGCAGACTCTATCAAATCACTCGAAGGCTTTGACCGGGCATGGATCGAGGAGGCTCAGTCTATCTCGCACCGATCACTGGAGCTGTTAACACCTACTATCCGTAAGGAAGGGTCAGAGATCTGGGCATCGTGGAACCCTAGTAGACCAACAGATGCGATCGATCAGCTACTGCGTGGTGACAACATCCCAGAGGGTGCTGTAGTCGTTCGTGCCAACTGGTCAGATAACCCATGGCTGAGTAGTGTACTGCTGCAGGAGAAGGACGATTGCTTCCGTATGACACCGGACAGATATCCACACGTCTGGGAAGGTGAGTACGCTACGGTGCTAGAGGGTGCATACTATGCCCAGGCACTGTCTACTGCTGCACTGGAACAACGTATTGGATTCTTTGGTCGTGACCCTATCAACAAGACATATGCATTCTGGGACATCGGTGGCACGTCTAACCGGTCAGATGCTACTGCTGTCTGGGTGGCTCAGTTCATCGGCGAAGAGGTCCGTGTCGTGGATTACTACGAAGCCGTGGGTCAGCCGTTCGATGAGCATGTAGGATGGATGCGCAAGCGTGGATACGAAGAGGCTATCTGCGTGCTGCCACACGATGGACGCAAGCATGACATGGTCTACAAGGTCACACCTGAGTCATTCCTGCGTGATGCCGGGTTTGTCACTGACGTTATACCTAACCAGGGTGCAGGCGCTGTAATGGCCCGTATCGAGGCTACGCGTCGCATGTTCCCATCGGTACGATTCCATGATGAGAACACCAAGTACGGTCGAGAGGCACTGGGCTGGTATCACGAGAAGAGAGACGAGGCCCGCAACATGGGCTTAGGCCCTGAGCATGACTGGTCTTCGCATGGTGCAGATGCCTTCGGTATGATCGCAATATATCGTAAGGGTCTGGTTGATCAGACATCCTGGTCTACTCCACTACGCAGAAACCTTAGCGGTGTTGCTTAATTAGCCAATACCGTTAAAATAGCTATGGGCGAGCTTTATCTATTTTGAGGGAAGTTCGTGTCTAGCATTCTTGATTGGATTGGTCGCAAAGTTGAAGACCTGGTGGCTCTTGGTTATCCAGAGTCTGTAGCAAAGCGCATCAGCTCTGGCGAACTACCAATGGACGAAGCTAGTCGCATGGCCCGTGCTGCAGAGCAGGGTTACGATGCTCGCACATATTTTCATGGTGGCGATCCTAGTATCACTGCATTTGACCCATCAATATCTGCATCAAAGAAGACACAAGGCACTGGCTCATGGGTTACAGATGACCCATTGGTGGCTAACACATACTTACCTGAAAATGGTGGCTTACTATACCCGTTACGCATAAGATCGGAAGGTATGCCAAAAATAGACGCAGAAGGTAGCACATGGAGCCATATAGTTAATCCAAACGGTGGAACCGTAACAACGGACCAATTAGCTAAGGCTGCCGGAAAGTCAGGAGAGAGTGGTCTAATTTTTGACAATGTTGTAGATCCAGGCACAAACTTCAAGATGCCACGAGAAGCTGTTGATGACTGGCTTGATTGGAGGCTTAACTACGAGTCAAAAGGCGGTCGCAATATAGCAGTACAAGACCCATCTGCAATCAAATCTGTAAACGCTGCATTTGATCCAGAGTACAAAGGTCCTAATATCATGGGCCTTGATAGCAAGAAAGTCGGTCCTGATCTAGCAGGTAAGGCTATCGATTCAGCTGCATCTAATGCGCCCGGCTTCTTAGATTCACTTCTCAGCAAGATCCAGAGCGATCAGCCACAACAGGTCCTCGATACAACTTACTATGGCGATGACTCCATGGGCGAGGACAAGGGTAAAGACTACACTGCAGAGCTAAACAAGATTGCTGATATGCCTGCAGAGATGTGGGACAGTATGAAAACCCGCGAAAAAGTCGCACTAGTTACTTCAGCAGTTCCGTTCGTAGGTGCTGCTACAGGTGTTTATGCCGACGTTATGAATATGATCGAGGACCCAGAAGAGCGCACGCTTGTGAACTCTATGCTGCTCGCATCTAACTTCATTCCTGCAAGCAAAGTCGCACGCATGGCGGATAAACTTGGTATTACTGAGTCTTACAACAAGGCTAAAAGTGCACTGATTGGCCCTGATGGTCGCCCTATTGATGAATACCTGCACATGTCCAAGCCTGGTGAGTCTAAGATGGTTCTAGGTGAGACTGGATACGATCCTAGATACATCCAGGGTAAACGCAAAGGCGACGTACCTATCATGGCTGAGACAGAGATTGTCCGTGAGGGTGTAGGCAACCAGATTCTTAATAAACTACGTCCTGAAGATCTAGCAGGTCGTGGCTTCGTTACATCCATGGCTGATCGTACTGCAGCAGGTGGTAAGGTCACAGAGATCAATGGTGTTAAGCTAAATCGCCCGGTTGATCTGCATGGCGGTCAGGGTTACGCACTAAACAACCCAGACAAAGCATGGGCATCTGCGACCGGTGTGGTATCAAGTATGCTTAACAAGGGTAAGGTGATCGCTGATGAAACCGGCATGAACCCTATCCTAGCACCGTTCATCATGGCCCCAACTGGTAACGACTTTGCTACCAAGACTGGCACAGTAATGCTTAGTTACGCTGAAGCTGCCATGAACAAGACGCAGAAGAAGGCACTTAACCGTGCGATGAAGAAGATCGACAAGGCATGGCCTGGCGTAGATGATCCAATGGCTGACTCATTCTTCGAGAATATGAAGCCTGCCAAACGTAAAGCAGCACAGAACATGATGGACAAAGAATTCCGTGAAAAAGGCGGTCTATCACTATCTCAGGCTCGCGCTGCGGTATCAGACGCGTCACAACTCAATGCGCCTGACCTATCGCTTATGAACCTAATGGAGTATGATCCATCACTAGGTCGTCTACCAAGCACAAACCCATCGTATGATGATTCACTGCGTGGTGGCTACATGGGTACAGTACAAGGTGGCTTTAATGCGACTGACATTGTTCCGGGTTATAAAGCACAGCGTGGGTTTGATGATTTTACGAAGCTATCAGGCGCTGATAAGGCTAACGAGGCATACTCATTTAGACAGACTGCACCTGTTGGTATATTCACCAACCAGATTCTCGATGAGATGCTTAAAAGAGGAGCTTTCGACTAATGGCATGTAGCAGCAAGAAGAAAGGCAAAGGCAAAGGCCGAGGTAAATAATGGCTATTTCAACATACACTGAGCTGAAGTCTGCTGTTGCCGATTTCCTCAACCGAGACGATCTCGATTCTGTCATCCCTACGTTCATTGCGTTGGCTGAGGCAGACATTAACCG